CTCAGGTGTTGCAGGATCGTCAGCTTTAAAAGAACCGCGATCATCACGCGCACGCTCGATCTGGTGATCCTCGATAGGCCAGCAACGAACACTATCTTCTGTTAATGTTGCACCTGTCTTGAGCCTGCCGTCTGGCAATGCGGATACTGGCCCCTCATAGATCGAGCCATCGCCTAGCTTATACTTCATGCCTTACCCTTCTTTGCTTTGTTGCGCTTGCTAATTGCTTTGCCTTTGCTTACAGCGTCAGACTTTGAGGATGCACCCCATGCAATCAATGATTTCAGTAATCTTGTGGGTCTGCCCTTGCTGTCACGCTCCGGCCCCTTTGCTGCGCCCATGCGCTGCAGGAAGCTGGCGCGGCGAGGGTTGTCGCCTTTCTTGACTGGTGCTTTGAGTGTGCCGCCTTTGTAAGAGGCGCGACCTTTGGCGTTGAGTCCACCTTTGGGGTTCTGACCTTCTTTGCGTGTCCATGCTGGTGTCTTTGCCATTAGTTGCTAGAACTTTTGTAGGGGTTTACGGAATCCAACATTGACGGAACCTCTGTGCCATGCATTATTTCCGCTTCAAATTTACTCAATCCACTGGATAAAACATTCCCTGTAGAAGCAATTCCCAATGCTTCATCAGGTGAAATAACACCAGCATTTTGCAACCCGCCAATATATTTTGTGTCAAGCTGACCAGCATTAGCCTCAGAGATAAACATGCTTGTGAATGTATCCCATATCTCTTTGCGCTTGTTTGTCATCGGGCCGCGCAGCACCATATCCTGCGCACCCTGAGGTGGATCATCATCATAGTCTACATCAATGACCATCGGCTGTTCTGGTATGCGAATGTTTACATTGAGGTTGTCATCTTGGTCATCACCCATGAGGCGTTCAGCAGCAAACCGCGCACCAAAGTACATTTTCTTGTCAGGCATATCCTGCATGGCTTGCATGTAATCAGACGGAGTTTGAACTTCTTCAAACTCTTTCCAATTACCAACAGTAGGAAAATTATACTTGTCTATAACAACAGGTCGGCCATCTATTTTGACAACACCAAATGTGCCAAGAGACATCTTCACATCTTCTTCAAACGAACCAACATTAAAGTTGCTGCCACGAAAAATGTTATCGAGGTTAAACCGTTTGTTAATCGTATCGTAATCAATGCGACCAACAGGGCCATCAGGCATATTGTCAATATCCGGAAACACTGAATTAACCAGCAAGCGCAATGCCTCAACCGTTTCGCCATTAACAGAACGCTCGTTGATCTCACGCTCTAGCGGGTTCATAAATGGAGGCAACAAAGCATTGAACACGCCACGCAGATAAAAGTTCTGGTGCATGGGTAGGTCTTTAAGAATATCGTCAAAGGTTGGCGTAATACCCGCCTCACCTGCGATCATTGATCCTGTGCTTGCCATGCTGACAATATGTGCCGCATCTGGCTATTGCATCAACGCACAAAATCAAACAAACAACTAAAACCCCAACCATTGTCCATATGCAAATGATCGGCATGTAATGCGTCATGGTCAGGCGTTAATACAGTGTTAAACACTTTGCAGCCTTCTTTATACGCAGCACGCCATTGCTTGCTTATAGGCACGCCATCAATATGCGTTACATCTATAGCTGCACCATAACTGTGCTGGCTGCGAAAGAAACTATTGCGCTGCTTGCGGCAGTTATACCCACCCACATGACGAACCTTTTGGGCTGAAATATTTTTTGCCCAAGTGCCAGCATCTTTTGCTGTTGAACAGGATAGCAATATAGATGGTTCAAAAACTGTCGTGTCGGTTGCGTATAACCTTACCGGCTCATCAATACTGCAAACACCGCTAGGAGATTGCGCAGCTTCTACACGCCAACCATTATCCTTGAGGTCATCAAGGCAAGAAGCTGAAGCAGCAAACGGAATCAAAGCCAAAGCAAGTATTAAACGCATGAGAGAATTATACAATGCGGCTGTAACGCTGCACAAGTGCTACAAAGCCTTTTGGCAAATTTCCTCAGTGATAGGCGGGGTCGAGGCGGCACACACCGTTTTTTGGACCCCCCCTCAACGCAAGCAAGTAATCGCGTAATGCTTCTGCTGCGCAATGCGAACGCGATCTAGGATCGCATGGCATTGCAACTATATAGGTGTGCGGCGAAGCTGCACGCAATTACGATGCTAGCTTAGATCTATCTGCACAGAGATGTCGCCAGCGTGAAGGTGCATGTGTCGCTCAGGGGCTTTGAAGCCAGCCCTGTCCAGTATGTCTTTGCTCGCTTCGAGTTGCACATACTCACTCTTAGCCCCTTGAGCGAGGCGCACCAAGCGCGCCGCGGCGGTCGTAGCGTTCAAGCCAAGCGTTTCCGCAACACGCTGCATCATGTACGACTGCACGTGTGGCAGCCGCAAAGTCTTGCTGGCTGTCACTCTGCCACTCTCACCGGCAGCATATCCGGCTTCATGCGCGGCTTCCTTGATGCTACAGCCCGATGCTACAAGTGTATCGACCAGCCGCGCCTGTCGCTCCGTCACAGCTAATGCCTTTGTCTGTTCGCTTGGCATCTCATCTCAACCTTTCCGTTTAAACAACCCCCCCTGTGTCCCCCCCTTTATCGCTCTCAGCCAAGCAGCCTGTCAACGCACATTACGCAAGATTTGAGCGCACAAGACCTCACAGCTTAGAGCATTGAAACTCAGGCAATGGCCTCGCAATCTGCGTCTCCATGATTAGCTTTCTTGTCATTCCAACCTGATCCTGCAGATCTGGGAGGAACACCCCCTCGGATGATCCGTCTACTGCACTGCATCGTTAGGGGGTGGGCGCATAGCGTGACCGGACGCCCGCTGTAATGCGGGCTAGGCTCCGGTCGCTTATATGCTGTGCGCCCTTCAATCCCCTGCCCGCACCACCTCCGCTGCGCGGAGCCGTGTTGGGGTTGACCCCACGAAGCAGCACAGTCGCCTGACCATTCTTACCGAGGGGGTTTGTCCTCTCCAGCTCTACAGGAGGTTCTCATGAGCAAGAAAACTAATCACTTCACCGCAGCTTACAAGGCAGCATTCCCTGAGTTTCAAAACTCTAAGGGTCACATTTATCTCACTCAAAATCTTTTGCGTAAAGTTATTGAGCAGGCTACTTGGCTAATCACTCAAAAGGAGAAGGACTCAGCGCAGCTTGTTGAAGACGGCAAGGTTATCGCTGGGGCTGACCAAGCACCAGACTCAGGCACATTAGCTATCTGCGCGAAGTACGGCGCGGTGCGTGGCGCGATGCACTATGATGACATCGCACTGGATCGCATCGACGAAAGACTCTCGAACATTGAAGTCGAGATCGAAATGCTGCAGCAGTTCGTGGAGCAGAGCAAGACAGCCTATCAAGACTGTACCGGCGATGCCTACCAAGAACGTGCAGCCTCACCGAAGTCAGCGATTTCGGAAAAGCGCAAGGCTGAACTACGAGCCAAGTACGCGGCGTAACTTGCCGCACCCCGCCCTTCGGGGCGGGGCATTCATTCTCTCCCTTAGACTGGGGCTGTCTTCTGGCAGCCCCTTTTTTTATGCTATCATCGAGCGTTTGTTCGCTCGATCACTTGCACGTTGATAGGGGGCAAGCCTCCCCAAATCATGTCTTTCCGCAACCAGCTTCATGGAGGATTCATCAATGAAAGCTATTTTAGTAGATCCGTTTACCCAACTCGTTACCGCTACCAATTACAACGGTGACTTCACTACAATCATGTCACACATCGGCACTGGCCGAGCGTTTGATGTCGTCCGTCTGTACCACACAGATGATTACGATTACGTTGACGATCATGTCTACATCAATGACGAAGGATTGTATGTTGACGATCAATACTTCTGGATGCACGCCAACTATCCCATGCCACTGGCTGGGCGTGGCCTTATCCTTGGCGGCACACCTGATGGTGACAGCACAGATGTCAGCACCAAAATGGCTACCGTGATGGAAGACATCCGCATGATCGGCAATCGTTTCCAACTGCAGATGATGTTGCAATTCTCAAAGGCTTACGACATGCCATCACCTGATGGCTACCTCGAAGACTATCGGCCATTCGTATGGAAGCATCACGACTCACCGTTAATCACACGCGAAGTTATTTAATTCTTTGCAGTAATGCATTAATGCAGTAGTATTACTTATGAAAGGTAGAGCATTCAATGGAAAGCTTGCATAAACACAACATCCAACCTGCATTAACACAGGATTATAACTGCGACAAATGTCAAGACAAAGGCTTTGTATATGTGCGCAGTTGGGATTCACCAGCAACCTTTGGCGGCTTCGGCATGGTCGATGTTGTGCCAGAGGATTGCGATCACTGCCATTAATAGGAGGTTACATATGGCTAACAAAGCACCACGTTTCACGCGTCAACACTTCGAGTTTATTGCTGATGTGTTTGGCCCTCTCATGACCCATCCAACGCAGGCTTGTGACCTAGCTGACAAGCTGTGCCCAACTAATCCTAACTTCAATCGTGATCGTTTCGAAGCACGCGCTGTATCAGCATGGGAAGAAGTCCATGCTGACAGCATCGAAGATGCAATCGATCAAGAGCAGGCAATGCTAGATAAAGAGATAAGATATGCCACAGCGGTTTGATATTGACCAAGCATGGCAGCTTGAGCAATGCGTATTTATTGCAAAAAATGTATGTGAAGATCGTGGTGTAACATGGATGGAAATGATAAGCCCACGAGTAGCAAAACATATTGTAAATGCTAGACATGAATACTTTGCTAAAGCTTACAGAACAACTAAAGCCAGCCTTATTATTATTGGCAGAGCTATAAACAAAGATCACACAACAGTTATGAGCGCACTTAGGTCGTTAAAACATACTCAAATTAATCATCAAGGTTCTTGACGATCTGAACCACCCTACCAATGACCCGCACATTTGCAAGCTTAACTGTGCGGTTTCTTCTTATCTGATAAACAGCGTTTAATCCGTCAAGTTTTCTCCCTAAACTTATGCCGTATTCATCATCAAAAAATAGCACGATGTTTGTTTCCTCAAATTTCTTTTGCTCGCGAACAACAACAATATCATTCGGATCAATTCCATATGTAGGAGCGGGTCTATCAAATCTATACGCTACTATATCACCAGTTAAATTATACACAGTCACCACCCCTATATCTTTTTCAAGAGGATCTTTCAGCGTGATCGTTCTTGAAGCTGCATCCAATGTCGCAGTTTGAGATAATTGAGGTGCTGACCCCGCTATATAACTTAACTTACCTATTGTTTTAGAAGATGGCACAAACTTACCACCATTTAAAAAGCGGGTGATGTTAGTCGGGCTTGTACCTGCCATCGTCGCCCATTTATTTGCAGACCATTCGCGTGTTGCCATGACTGATCTCATCCACACACGAATAGCCTTTGATTCGTAGTCTTCCATTATTTTGATACCTCCCACTGCACTTATACAGCATAAGATATCAATCGTCATCAGAGCTTAATGCAGTATTGCATCATTCAAACACTTGCGCAAGCCTGCATTAATGCACTATATTACTCTCATGTTGAGTTATATGACACAGTTAGAAAGTGCAGCAAAAGCAGCAAATGTCCAGCTTTTACAAGCGTTTAGATTGTCTGGCGTACCAACCAGCACATACTATCGAACCATTGCTGGGAAAGATTTGCGTTTATCGACTGCAAAAAAGGTACTGGATGCGATCAGAGTTCACGCATTACAGCAAACCCAAAGCGATTAGCGACAACTGGCAACAGCTTGTCACAGGATTAGTGTCGCTTCGCCATGAGCGTGGCTGGTCACAAGAGGAACTAGCTGATCGCATAGGCTGCGCTTCATCGTTGATTCACAAGTGGGAGCAATACAAGCGTGTGCCAAGTAACTTCTTATTGATCTGCTGGATGGATGCACTTGGCGCGCAAATCGAAATCAACCTACGACAAGACCGGTAATGCATGTGAATGCGCAGCATGTGGTGATGTCACTACATGGTTTGTTGTTTATGGCAACAAAGTTACCGTGTGTTTGTCATGTCATGAGGAACAACGATGGCAACATCTCAACGCTCTAAAGGAAACTACCACGAAAAATGGTGGGTCAACTGGCTCGAAGAACGCGGGGCCAAAGCGAAAAGGCAACCTCTCTCAGGACAATTGGGCGGCGAGTTTAGTGGCGACATCCAAATCAAAACCCCCGCCGGAGTTTTAATAGCTGAATCCAAGTACCAATCAGCCGGTCGAGGATTCAGCTTTCTAACCAAGACACATAAAGAACAGCCCGCTGATATCTATTTGCTAAAGCAAAAGAGTGGCCCGAACTTTATCTGTATTGAAATCAGCAACCCCATCGCAACAAAGATAATCGGCTGGCTTACTAGGAGGTAAAAAGCCAGCCGATCTTTTTTTGACAAGGGAGATGTCATGGTTACGTAGCCGTCAGAGTAGCTACAAAACAATCATGCATTAAATCACTTGAACATGTCAACACAATATGATCTACTGCATTTATGCAGTGGAAAGGAGGATCTATGTCTGACAGTCTTAAATATAAATGGTGGGAGTTTCATAAGAAAAACCCACATGTTTACGATTTGGTCGAGCAGTTTACATTTGATGTAATCAATCGTGGTTACAATAACTATTCGATTAACTCAGTGTTTGAACGCATCCGCTGGCACACTGACATCGAAACCAAATGTGAGCGTGAGTTTAAACTCAGCAATAATCATCGTGCTTATTACGCACGCTACTTCATGCACCTGCATCCGAAGCATGACGGCTTCTTCCGCACCAAAGAAACTAAATCATAATGTTTGTTATAATGGCCGCGGCCATGAAGGCCGACATCAAAGATGCGCTTGCGAAATGGATGCTTGTTACGCTAGCAGACTATGCCAATGACGAATCCATATGTTGGCCGAGCATTGAAACGCTATCCAAAGTTACTGGAATGGGAACAGGAACAGTGTCGCGCAAGCTCGCCTTGCTCATCGAGCTAGGCTTCATCGAGCGCATCCATCAGCCATTCACATCAACTAGATATAGGTTGCTATTGCCCCAGAGTGGGGCATCCATTGCCCCAGATTGGGGCAGTAACCTATCAAGAACCTATATAACACCTAAGAGGGCAAGCAAAATGCAAGTTCCAAATGACTGGCAACCATCTGCCAAAGTTATTGACGACATCAATGACGCACGCTCACGCAATGGGCAGGAGGCCATTAATCATGACTATGAAACAAATCAATTCCGTGACTTCCATCAATCCAAAGGCAACAGCTTCAAAGATTTCAATCTTGCCTACCGCGGCTGGTGTCGGCGCATTAGGGGGGTCACAGCGAGACAAAGCACTCGCAAGGCTAGAGCAAGCAGCCAGCCCCATCGAGGTCACGACCAGAGTGATCGATTCAGTGAGTACCTTGATTCCATCGGTTGAAAAAATACACGACCACGACTTCAATGTTGTTGGCTTCAAGATCACTGACGCTGATCCAGATAAATTGCAGCAAGCATATAACCAAGTGTTGACAAGCATGGTTCCGCTGCCGACCACAAATATCGAGCAGCGGATTGCCATGCTTGCAACGCTGATTGTTTTGCCCAATACACTGACGGCAAAGATGATGACAACCAAGACCAAAGCATTGGCTGTTGAGTTGTCAGAATATCCAGCCGACATTGTTATCTATGCATTCAAAGAAGTGACCAAGACTGCCACGTTCTGGCCTAGCTTTGCAGAATTCTACAAGCATATGTCACCTATCTACAGAACACGCAAGTTGTTGTGCGATAGACTGCATAAATGCATTGTAAATGGCAGATAGATGTGCAATAATGCAGTATAAATACAGGAGGTATTATGAATAGACAGGGATTTATTGGCGGTTCAGATCTGTACTCGATCATGCGTGGCGACTGGCATGACTTATGGCTGGTCAAGACAGGTCGCAAGCAGCCCGATGATCTAAGTTACATCTTCAAGGTCAACCTTGGCACGCAGACAGAGCAGTTCAACATCGACTGGTTCTGCCGTGACACAGGGCATGCAGTGATCGTGCAGCAAGCTGAGTTCACGCAAACCCTGCGCGGCGTGCCGTTCAAAGGTACTGTTGATGCGCTTGTCACAAGCGAGGAAGGCAAAGAAGCCTTGCTCGAATGCAAACACACAAGCAGCAACCGCCGCATGGCTGACATGATCGAGTCTTATATGCCACAGATCCAGCTATATATGCACCTGTCCAACATGAACAGGGCGCATCTGTCTGTCATCTTTGGCAATGATTATGACCATGCGCAGATCGAAAGATCCTCTTCCTATCTAAGCGAGATCGTAGATCTGACTGCAGCCTTCTGGCAGCACGTTGCCGATGACACAGAACCAACCAACACCAACGCTGTGCGTGTTGACTGGTCTGCCATCAAGATTGATGGCCTCAAGATCAGAGATGCCAGCCAAGATAATCAGTTCACATCACTAGCTTACGACTACTGCATGTCCATGCCAGAAGCCAAGAAGCATGATGTGATCAAGAAAGAATTACGTTCCATGATCGCTGATGATGAGCGAGAGGTCTATTGCGACATCCTTGCCATCAAGCGTGACAAGCGCGGCGCGTGCCGCATTACAGTCACAGGAGGTACAGATGACTGACAAGCAGCCAAAGAACCTAGCAGAAGCACTGCTTGAGTTCCAAAAAATGTCCGTTGTTGCCAAGAAAGATGGCAAGAACCCGCACTTCAAAAGCAACTATGCCACGCTCGAAGCTGTCATAGAAGCTGCAACA